CGACTGATCGGCACTCCCCAAAAACGACTCGCAAAATCTGGCCAGCCTTCGCCGGTGCGCGGGTGCGTGTCTCCATGCACGACGGTGCTGTGATCGTGGTGAGCGTGACGGCCTTTCGAGCCCGAGCCCATGGCCGCGCTCCTGGTGCTGAACGAAGGCGATGCAGTCTCCATTACCGGCCCGCTGACGTTGGGCACCTGGACAGACAACGAGGGCCAGACAAGGCCATCCGCTGCCATGCTGGCGCACAACGTCTTGACGGCCTACAGCGTGAACAAGAAACGCAAGGCGCAGCCCGAGGCCATGCCGGTTCCCAGCCCTGGACAGGTCGGGAACCTGTTCTGACAGACAAATGGGACAAGTCCCATTCTTGCCAGCGGGTACAAATCCAGCCACCCGCCCACCACCTTCACCCGCTTGACATAAGACCGCAAGTATTTGACCGGCACCGAAAAGGGTGCAATTTGCGCCACCCACCAGCACCCCGGACGCGCCAGTGACGGTACTGTCGGTACCAGCACTGGCGCGTCCGGCGAAGTAGCCCGAAATTTTGCGGGCTACTACCCTGGAGCCACCCCTCAACCCGCCCGAGCGGGTTTTTTCTTGACACACCGATAGAAACAAGCTATATATGCCGCAGTATCAATAGCCTATGGCTATTGCAACCCGCCCGGCGATTGCATGGGCACCTTTTCAAGAAAGCCCACAAATGCAAGCTCTACACGCAATCCGCGAACAACGCGCCGCCAAGGTGAACGAAGCCCGTTCCCTGCTGGCATCCATGCCCACCCTGACGCCCGAAGCTCAAACCAAGTTCGACGCCATCAAGGCCGAGATCGTCAACCTGGAAGGCCAGGAAGCCCGCGCTCAGTTCGTGGAAGAAGCCGAGCGCCGCAGCCCTGGGCACGCCGGCGCACAAGAGCGTGACGGATCTGGAAAACAGCATCAGCATCGTGGAGGCCATCGCCGCCCATGCAGAGAATCGTTCCCTGACTGGTGCCCTTGCCGAATACAACCAAGAGCAAAAGCGCCAGGGTGTGCAGGCCAAGGGTGTGCTGATCCCGCATAGCCTTTTCGAGCAACGCGCCGCACAGACCACCACCACCGCCGCCGGGATCGTGCCCGAGGACTTTCGCGCTGATCAATTCGTGGGCCTGCTGCGCAACAGCATGGTGGTGCGTTCGCTGGGTGCCCGTGTCCTGCCGAATCTCCGTGGTGACGTGGTGATCCCGCGCCAGGCCACCACCAGCACGGCGCAATGGATTGCTGAAGGCGACGCCCTGACCGACAGCGGCCTGACCTTCGACAGTATCGGCCTGACGCCCAAGCATGTGGGCGCTATCACCGAACTGTCACGCCAACTGCTGCAACAGTCCAATCCTTCGATTGAAGCCCTGGTGCGTCACGACTTTATCGACGTGGTGAGTCTTGCAATCGACCGCGCCCTGATCCATGGCGACGGCCTGAAGGAACCCGAAGGCCTGCTGACCGCAGCCACTGGCACCGGCACCCTGGGCGCTCCGACCTGGGCAAAGGTGCTGACGGTGCTGCAAGGGCTGGCCATGAAGAACATCACGCCCAACGCCTGGTTGACCCATCCCGAGGTGGCAACCATCCTGCGCAAGACCCTGCGCGAAGCTGGCCTGCCGGGTTACCTGCTGGATAACGGCCAACTCGCTGGCGTGCCCGTGGCTGTCACCAATCAACTGGTGAAGAAAGCCGGTGCCCCTGCGACAGGTCGGATCATCGTCGGGGACTTCTCCGAAATGATCGTGGGCACCTGGGGTTCTGTGGACATTCTCACGAACCAGTATGCCGCAGGCCCATACAGCCGTGGCGCGATTCAAGTGCGCATCCTGACCACCTGCGACATGGTGCCCCGCCGTGAAGATGCCTTCACCGTCATTGATGACGTGACGCTGTAAAGAAGGGTTGCGACATGTTGGAACTACGCGGACACGGCACGCTACAAGCGACCGGCAACAAGACATTGCACGGCATCGCCGCCGTGTTCAATTCCGAAGCCAACCTGGGCACATTCTCCGAAGTGATCCGCCCTGGTGCTTTCGCCAAATCGCTGGCGACGGGTTCCAACATTCGCGCCCTCTATCACCACGATGGTTCGGCCTTGCTGGGCACGACCCGAGGCGGCACGCTGCAACTACGGGAAACGCCGCAGGGCCTTGCATTCGAGCTGGCCTTGCCTGACACCACCCATGGCCGTGATCTGGCCATCCTGGTGGATCGTGGTGACGTTGCGGGATGCTCGTTCGGGTTCACCGTGCCAGACGGGGGCGACCGCTGGGAAGAACGAGGTCAAACGCTGGTGCGTGAGCTGCTGACCGTTGACCTGGTGGAAATCACCTTGACGTCAGACCCGGCATATCAGGACACGACTGTAGCCCTGCGCAACATGCCTATCACGCAATCCTTTTGGGACATGAACGCCGCATGGCTGCAAACCACATGAGCATCATCACCCGCATCAAAAGCGCCATCGGCCTGGAGGCGCGCAGCACCATCGGCGTGAATGGCTGGCCTGTGCCGCTGTCTGCCACCAGCGTGACGCCTGACACCGCCCAAGGTGTTGGGGCCTGTTATGCCGCCGTGGCCTTGATTGCCGAGGCCATCGGATCGCTGCCGCTGCGCCTGTACCGCCACGGCGATGATGGCGACCGAAAGACAGCCAGCGACCACCCATTGCACACGGTGTTGCACCGTGCACCGAATGGCCAGCAATCGGCCACCGAGTTCTGGGAATGGATGGTTTCATCCATGCTGCTGACCGGCAACGCCTACGCCCGCGTAACCCGTGGGTTTGATGGCCAGGTGCGCAGCCTTGACCCCATGGTGACGGATCGCGTGACCATCATGCGCAAGGGCGAAACCATCGGCGGGTATGAGTACACCGACCGGGACGGGAAGCGAGAGCGCCTGCTGCCTGCCGAGGTGTTTCACCTTCGCCACCGTGCTGGCAATGATCCGCTGGTGGGTGTGAGTCCTATCAGCGCAGCCCGCGCCGTGATCCAACTCGCACAAGCCGAAGCGCAGCATGGCCAGAGCACCTTTGACAACGGCACCAAGGCCAGCGGCATCCTGTCCATGCCTGGGCGATTGAAGCCCGAGCAACGCCAGGCCATCGCCGCAAGCTGGGCAAGCCAGTACGCCGGTGGAAGCAATGCAGGCAAGGTGCCCATCATGGAAGAGGGTTCGACCTTCACTCCCATCAGCCTGTCACTGGCAGATAGTGAGTGGGTTGCAGCGCGCCGCTTTTCAGTGGAGGAAGTGGCCAGAATTTTTAAGGTGCCGCCCGTCCTGATTGGTGATCTGTCTCACTCGACATACAGCAACAGCGTGGCCATGGACATGTTCTTTGCCAAGCACACTTTGGGCAGGCACTTGAGCGCGATTGAAGGCGCTATCAACCGCCAATTGCTGACGCCCACCGCCGCCCGCACCATGTACGCAGAATTTAGCCTGGAGGGCCTGCTGAGAGGTGCCAGCACCGAGCGCGCCGCGTTCTATTCGAGCGCTATCAACGACGGATGGATGCTGCGCTCCGAGGCCCGCAAGCTCGAAAATTTTTGCGCCATCGAGGGTATCGACGACGCGCCCACGGGCACCGCAACGCCAGCGGCAAAGCCATACCCGAGCAAGCAATGAGCGAACAGCGCCGCGTGAATGGCTACCTTGTCACGAAGCCCACGAGGTGGACAAAGGACGCGAACGGGCGAACGCTGCCCCTCAACAGCCGCGCATGGCAAAGACTGCGCAAACAGGTGCTGGCCGAGGTGCCGCTGTGCGAATACTGCCCGCCTGGGACTATCACGCCAGCGACAGAAGTTGACCACTCTGATTTTGACCCGGCCAACAACAGCCGGGAGAACCTGAAGAGCACATGCAAACCGTGTCATTCCATCCGGACGATGGCCAGCCTGTACGGCAGACCGGCGCGCATGGGATGCGATGCAGAGGGCAACCCTACCAACCCCATGCACCACTGGAATAAAGCGGCTGTAGGCCCGTCTGGTGCGCCCTAGCAACAGTCCTATTGCAGAAATCACCAGAGTGTGGTAAGCGAATACCGACCTGTACCCTTCACTTTAACGGCTAGTGCTTAAAAAATAGGCAACTCATGACCAAGACCCGCCGCCCCAAGTCCGACAGCGCCGCATATGCCGCTGAAGCGCACCAGAACGCCGCCCTGCCGCCTATCGAGCCGCCCGCGTATGTGACCCTGCCCGAGCCGTGCAAGCCCTTCTGGGACGCCATCATCACCAGCCGCGCCAGGGACACATGGACGCAATCCGACCTGGTGACGGCTGCCAACATGGCCCGCGTGCAACATGCCCTGGAAGCCGCGCCCGTAGGCTCAGATGAGCACGCAAAACTTACCCGCCTGAGCCTTGCCCTTGCCCGTTCGCTCAGTGTGCACACAACAGCCACCGTGGGCCGCGCTGCCAACATGGTGGGCGCAGCGACTGCCGAGCGGGAAGCGCGCCAGGACGATGGCGACGACCTGATCCCGAGGCTTCGCGCCGTATGAGCTGGCAATCTCACTCTATCCAAATGGATGAAGTGGCCCGCCGCGCCTGTGAGCAAAACAACCTTATCACTAATGATAAAGATGATTGCCGCCTGAAATCGTTATCACAAATGATAACGATTACCCCATGACCCGCGCCGCCCGCATCATCGAGTTCATCGAGCGTTACTGTCTGGTGCCAGACGGTGCGCAGGTGGGCCAACCGCTGGTGCTGGCAGAGTTTCAAAAGCAGTTCATTCGGGACATCTACGACAACCCCCACGGCACGCGCCGCGCCATCCTGAGCGTGGCCCGCAAGAATGGGAAATCTGGCCTGATTGCTGGCCTGCTACTGGCGCACCTGGTGGGCCCCGAGGCAAAGCAAAACAGCCAGATCGTGAGCGGTGCCATGAGCCGGGATCAAGCCGCTCTGGTGTTCAATCTGGCCAGCAAGATGGTTCAGCTTTCCCCGAAGCTTTCCAGCCTGGTGCGGATCATCCCGAGCGGCAAGCGCCTGCTAGGACTGCCGCTAAACACCGAATACAAGGCCCTTGCTGCTGACGGCAAGACCGCCCACGGCCTCTCCCCGGTGCTGGCCATCCTCGACGAAATTGGCCAGGTGCGTGGCCCACAGTCTGACTTTATCGACGCCATCACCACCAGCCAGGGCGCGCACGAAGCGCCGCTGCTGATCGCCATCAGTACCGCCGCAGCGAATGACGCGGACTTGCTTTCAACGTGGATTGATGACGCCCGCGCCAGCCAGGATAAGCGCATCGTCTGCCATGTGTACGAAGCGCCCGCCGGGTGTGACTTGTTGGATGAGAGCGCATGGAGGGCCGCTAATCCCGCCCTGGGCACGTTCCGCAGCTTTGATGACTACGCGAGCAACTGGCGCAAGCAGCGCGTATGCCATCCATGGAAAACAGCGCCCGCAATCTGCTCTTGAACCAGCGGGTTTCGACTGTCTCGCCATTCATCAGCCCGGACGTGTGGAAATCGTGCGGAGGATCCGGAAAATTTTCCATCTCCTCTTTCGATGGCCCGGTGTGGTGCGGTATCGACCTGAGCGCCCGCCTTGACTTAACGGCCATGGTGATCGTCGGCCAGGTGGATGAGGTGTGGCATGTGCAGTCGTTTTTCTGGACACCCGAAGTAGGACTGGCAGACCGCGCCCGCCGTGACCGTGCCCCCTATGAGGTATGGCACCGACAAGGCTACTTGCGCACAACGCCAGGTGCCAGCGTGGACTATGAGCACGTCGCCGCAGACATTGCCGAAATTCTTGCTGATCTTGATGTGCAGGCCATCGCCTTCGACCGCTGGCGAATCGACCTGCTGAAGAAAGAGTTCGACCGCCTGGGTGTTGATCTTCCCCTTGTCGAACATGGCCAGGGGTTCCGCGATATGTCGGTTGCCCTTGATGCCCTGGAAGCCGAGCTGCTGAATGGGCGCATCGCCCACGGTGGCAACCCGGTGTTGACCATGTGCGCCGCCAATGCCGTGGTGACAAAA